ACTTTCTCGATTGAGAATGCCATTTCGTTGAAAGCTGGAGAGCTGTCTGTTCCAAGTGCTTCAGCCTTCTCTGTGTCCATACCACGACCAGTTTTGTATGTTAACTGTGTCGCATCTTGGTCTGCATTAGGGTTAAGTAGACCTGGGTTTGAACCTGGACTATTTGTTCCAGTTGTACCAAAACCAACGGATACTCCATCGGATCCTGATACGTATGGGTTACCAACATCAGTTGTGTTACCACCAGAACTAACTGCAGAGAACGCTGTGTCTGCTTCGTCGAATAGTGCTTCTGCACCGTTTTGACTTCTGAACTTAGATCTCATTGCGAAGATCAATCCAGTAGGACCAGTCATTGGTTGAACACCTGCTAGGTCATATGCGACCAAGTTAGGCATTGAACGACGGATTAAACTGATTAGAACAGGGTCGAAACCTGCAACTGGACTGTTGCCAGCAGCGTTACTAAAACCAGCGTTAGCTCCACTAGAACCTGTAAAGTTAGTTGGAACTGCTTCGGAAAGAAACTCTCTTTCTTCTCTAATTGCTGTCTCTTGATTCTCCAAAAGTTGTGCGGTAACCATTCTCTTATGATTATCCTTGATTGGTTCTAGACCATCGTAATCAAGTAATGGTGCCCACTTCTTCTGCAGATGCTCGTGATTAATAGGAGCTTGCATTGAAATTTACCTCTTTAAAAGTTTAGTTTGAATTTATGATATAAAAATCATTTTTTAGGAACTGATCTACTTAGAGTTTGAAGATAAGATTCCATCATACCAGTGACCGCTGGTTCTTGATGACCTGTTTCTGTACCTTCAGTTAATGTCTCAGTTTCGTTCCTTTGAACACTAGATCCGTTAGTTGGGAAATAAGACTCCCTTAATGTTACTAGTTTCTCACGGTATGCGTCTTCACTATCAAACTCAACATTCTCTGCAAGTTTTGCCAACTTATCTTTCTGTGTTACAGCAAGACCTTCTGTGACATCTGCAAAGATTACATCAGAAGTAGATTCTGACAATCTCTTAGTAAGAGCGATGTTTTTATTGATTTGCTCGTTGAGTTTTCCTTCCATTTCATCAAGTTTATCTACCATATTATTGAGTACATCGTATTTTTCTTCAGGGATAGTTACATAATGTTCTTCAAATAGACCCTTCATTCCAGTTAGGAATGATTCAGTCATTTCAGTTTTGAGTCCTGCTTCAACTGCGAGTTGATTTTCGGACATCCATTCATCGGCAACATACTCAAGGTATGCGTCGATTCTTTCTGTTAATTCTGATTTTACTGTAGCAACTTCTTCTACAATAGTTGCTTCGTATTGCTCTTGAAGTTCTGATTTAACTTCTGCAATTTTTGATCTGATAGCAGCTTCAAAAATTGTTTTTGCTTTTTCCTGAAACTCTTCAGAAAGTTCTTCACCTTCTAAAAGTGCTTCAATGTCTTCTTCTACATTGACGATAGTTTCAGTAACGACTTCTTCTTCTGTCTCTTCCTCTTCAGCAACAACTTCCTCTTCTGTAGTCTCTTCTTCAGATACCACTTCATCGGTTGTAGTTTCTTCTTCGGAAACAACATCTTCAGTAGTTTGCTCATCTTCGGCAACTACTTCACCTTCAGTTTCAGATTCCTCTTTTTTCATACCTGCTGGCATGGGTTCTGCTGGTTTTGCTCCCTTATTTACAATGTCTTTAACTTGCTTAAGGATTGCACCAGCATCTTTGAGTTTTGCTGAATCGTCATCTGGTTTATAGTTTTCTGGTGTAGGACCGCCTAGGTCTTCTACTGTTGGTGGTGTTCCACCTGTTGTAAGCTTCTGCATTGGTTCTGCAGGTTTAGCTCCTTTGGTTACTACGTTTTCCATGTTGTGTAAATTGTTGCCTTTTCGGAGATTTTTCTATATTTATTTATAGAACTTATAGATTTGATAAGAAATCACTGAATAAATTCAGTTTATGTTCCTCTAATCTACCTTGATCTACAAGAGTATTAATTCTCTTTTTTGTTTGTGTTGCTTGTTGTTCACGAAGAATTCCTCCTTCCCAAACCCACTCTTTTCCTTCCATGATTCCAGATACAAAAGCATCAGGAGCAGAAGGATCTGCAACGATATCTGCAGCAGTTGCTAACATAAAATCTTCACCAACTACTTTGCATCCATCACGATCTTCTTTTAAAGATCCAACACCACGAGACGAGACTCCGAGTGTTACACCTTCACCGATGAGAGATTTTGCAATCTTACCCATGGGTGTATCAAGAAGTTGTGCCTTACCCATAAAATTATTTCCTTCTTGACGAAGTTCTGTAATCTTATGTGAAACACGATCTAGGTTTACAGTCGGACCATCTGGATGTCCGAGTTCACCGAGTGCTCTTCCTTTCTTTACAAAAGACTCATTGTATCTGCCAACTTCTTTTGCAAGAGTTCCGACTGGATACATTCTACCATTACGATTTTTGATGTCCCCTTGCAGGAAAACACCTTCAATATACATTTTCTTTTTAGCACCTTTTCCTTCGGTGATAAATTTAACGGTTGAAATTTCTTCTGTAATAAGTTTCATTGTCCTAGTTTGTAAATCCTACTTTTGCACCTTTTACAGCAGTATCTGTGTTAACAAAAACTACATGGGTAGGTTGTTTTTCTAATATTTCAGTGGAGTTTGCTAAAAGAGTAAATGAACCAACACCAGTTCCACCTCTAGTCTCAGTGACAGTAATAACATAATCAGTTGTGCTTGGGTTTGCAAGACGAACAACTGTTGCCTCACTAAAACTGGATGCAGCTGCTACCACAGGTACAGTTATTTCATTTCCTTTTAATAAAATTCTTGTCATTCTTCTGATTCCTCAGTTGGTTCGGGTTCTTCTTCCACCTCATTTTCTGGTTCATCAAACATAGATGCAGAAATATTCGGTCTCTGAGACTCAATTCTTTCTGCAGATTTTGTAAAAAGAATGTCTTTGAGTTTGTCAGTAACCTCAGAAGCAGCAGAATCTGTTGCTATCAAATCGATAATGTCGTCCATATTTTAATTATATTATTATACTTTATTTATATCTCCGCCGTTTTGGTATCCTTACTTAACTGTGCATCAGTAACTGCAGCAGACTTTTCTAAATCTGGTTCAGTTGGAATATCACCTAAATCTCCACCACCTTCGAGTGGTTCTCCTGTGATTGGATCAACCGCACTTGGATCTGGAATGATACCATCTTTAATCTCTTGTTCGATTTGTTCATCAATTTCGATGATCTCACTATCAGTCTGACGTAATACCTTTCTTCTTACAAAATCATTTGAGTAATACTTACCAACATAAGGTTCGATTGTTGCAAGAGTTGCAAGTCTTTCATTCATTAATTCAGACTCCTTGAGTTCTGCAAATTGATTATCATATAAGAAATCATATTGAATATGTTCTCTGATAGTTTCCCAATCTTCAGGTGTAATTATATTTTTAAGAATCAACTGAGTCTTGAGCATATCATTAAACATCTGAGCAAATCTCTTTCTCAAACGTCCAACAAACTTTGCAAACTTAAGTTCATCTCTTAATATCTCAGATGAACGACCTAAGTTAAATCCACCATCAGATGCAATACGTGATTCTGGAACAGCGAGTGCACGATATAGTTTTTTCTGGAAGTATTCAATATCTGAAAGTTCACCTAAGTTTTGTCCACCAGGTAATGTTGTGATTTCAGTTCCTCTTCCACCTTCTCTTCTTGGTAACCAGAAGTCTTCCATCATTGACATGAACTTACGATCATCACGAACTTCACCAGTCTGTGCATTGTAAGTTAACTTATTACGATAACGGTACATCACTTCTTTGAGATATTGTTCAGCCTTTATCTTTGGAAGATTACCAACATCAATATAAAATATTCTTCTTTCTGGTGCTCTTGATAATCTATAGATAACAAGACTATCCTCAATCATTCTTAATTGATTTAATCCTTTGATTGCCTTATGTAAATATGATAAAACACTACCACGATTTCGGTCAATTAAACCTGATGTGCAATATGTAATTGCATCTTTTGCAATTTTAATTCCTTTACTTCCACCACCACCTGTCGCAAGATTTGATGGATAAGCTGGAGCAGGAGTATACATGAAATACTCATCAAGTTGAGGATTGAGAGTAGATGGATCCTCACGATTTCCATTTACATTTATATACTCATTTCGATTCTTTTTCTTTTCTTTACGAATATATTTGATTTTAAGAGAGTCAATATATCTTAAATCTTGAATACCATCTTGTGGTCTTTTTTGATCAATAACTTTGAGATAACATAATTTACCATCCACATACCAATTACGAAATATCTCATGAGCCTTTCGATCAAAGTCTAATATCTCTTTGATTGTCTTAAATTCTTCTCGAATTATCTTCTTTAATTTATCACTTGCATTTAAATTAGATAGTTCAATTTCGACTGGAGAATCATATAGATCACTTACGATCGCTTCATTTACAATATCTTCAATTGCACCATCAACCTCTGGGTGAAGTGCCATCTCTCTATATCTTTTGATTAAATCGAATTCGTTTCGATATACGCCTTCTATGTCTACATAAGAACCATAAAAACCACTTTGTATATAAAAGTCTGACCCGTCCTGATTGTTCTCAGGAACGGGTGAAACTATCGACTGTGATTTCTTTTCGTTATCCTCAACAGAAAACCCAAATAGCCGTGCCATATTATAATTGAACTAGTATTTTATTATTTATCTGATATTTTCACCACCAGCTTGAGAGCTAGTTCCCTTAAATGCTTCCCACCAGTGAACCTGCATCTCTACATCAAACTGTTCAATTGTGTCAGTTGTTTCGTAGTTTAGGTCAATTGTAGAAATATTGGTTGGAAAAATATCCCAGAATTTATACGAACGTAGAATTGAACCATCACGATCTAACTGATGAACAAAAGCATCTTTATGATACTCGTCTGGATCAGTTAATCCTGTGGCATCTTCTAGTTTGTTAATTACATTCATCCATTTTTCCATCGCAGATCTGATAACAAAGTCTGTATCGTTGATGACTGTGATAGTCCAAGTTTCGAATGTTCTGTCTCCAGCAACTTTTAAAATACGACCTCTGAATGGTATTTCAACTGGAGCAATTGTTGAAGCAGGAAGTGCTGCTGCTTTGACTAAAAATCTAGATTTCTGTAAGACATCGTTTGCGATTGCAACCGCATCTGGGAATGCTAACTCTACCTCAAAGAGGTTTGGTCTAGCACCACCACCAGACAATCTACTTTTGAAATCACTAATTTTCCTGAGTGGAATATTGTTGATTTGTTGACGTGAAGGCATTGTTTTAAACCTCTAAATTAATTAAACGGAACCGATTACTTCTTCAAATGAGATGCCAGTTCGAGTGGCAACAAATGTAAGACCAATGAAGTTAATTGATCTTGCTGGTTTGATAAAGATGTCTGCTATAAATTCGTTATTATCTATAACGGCAGCAGTGTTATTTGTCTCATCACAAATAACGACATAATCTTGAATACCTCTCTTGGATTGAACATCTCTTAGGAAAGGTTCGACAATATTCACAAAGTTTGCCCTTGTGATCTCATCGTTGAATTCAAATAATTGATCTTTAGCGGCAGCTGCAATTCCTTGCTCAAGGTAGATGAATAATCTACGAACATTGATTCTGTCGAATGCAGATGCTTTTGCGAAACCAGTCTTATCACCGAATAATATAATTCCAGCACCAGGTGAGTTAATGACTGGATTTATTCTGTTGGAATAAAGTTTGTCTCTCTGTAATCTGGTTGGATTATAAGGAAGTTTAACTGCATTTAAGATTGCTCCTCTGTCTGTGCCAGCAGGTGAGAACCAAGGGAAATCGTTAATGTCAGTCCTTGCACATAATCCCGCAATATCACCATTTAATGGAATATAACGGAAAGTTTCATTAAACCTATCATACATGTATTTGTATCCACTGTCAAATACACCAAATGTTGTTGATGTAATTGGATCGTAGAAGTCTGCAAGATTATCAGTAATGTCTTGATCACTGAAAACTGTTACTGCACCATCATCTTCAGTATCTGATAAGATCTGATCTCTTGATGGTGAAATGAATGCAACTGCATCCTTTCTTTCCTCTGCAACACCAATCATTGTTGTTGCTAACTGTCTGGTGCTATCTTTTCCTAGATGACCACCACCCATGAGCAAGAAGTCAACATTGTTAACTCCATCATTCTCAAATATCTGATATCCACCAATTAGATCACCCAATCCTGAATTAAGTGCTCCAGTAGATCCATCACCACTTATTGGGACAACGCCACCATAGTTTGTGCCACCATC